AAGAAACCTAGTAACAATAGTGTCACTAAGTCCCACAATATGGCGCCGACGAAAGTCGGAACGTCTCGCCTGAATGGGCTAAACGTCATCGATCAGATTTTGAGAGGGCAAGTCCGGGAAGCCCCGGAACTTGGGTTGTTGCATCTATTCTTGGATAAGGACACCACTTCTGCTATCACCTGTGAAGGCGCGCAGTTTGTGGGGTTCCTGAGAATTGAGATGCACCCTGTTAAGAGTATTAAGGTTAAAGGTCTGCAACGTAAGACCAACTGCACAATTATGGGGGTATCGATCTACGCGGCTTTAAAGTTGGCTTTAGCCCACCTAGAAGTCGTATATGATTCCCTACCAACATTCGCAGCGTTGCCGGTCCTAGAGCAGCTTGTACCGTTCAGTATAATGAGAGATTGGGAGCCGTCGGCCTTTATAGCAAATGCAAAATATTGCTTAAGCTGGCCGTTGGCTAAATATTTAATGAATGACCTACCTGCCGTGCCTCCATCCTTTGCTGGTAACCCGTTACTTTTTACGGGACGAGCGAAACAGATGTTGAAGAATCGGCTGAATTCTCAAAACGATAAGTCTTTACGCCTTTTTGCTGGTATCCAGCAAGGTGTAAAACGGGGTGCCGCTGTCGTTCCTGATGATTTTATCGCAGATGAACTTCGAGCGCATCGACAAATTTTAACTGTCGAGCCCGTCACAGACCGTGAGGATTTAGTAGCGTCAGAGCGTAAGTTCAGTGAAATTTTTAGTAGTTATAACCCCCCCAAGCCGGAGCTGCTTGAGGCATCTGGTTCTGCATCCTTTGATGCGAAGCGAGACGCCGGTGGAGGTCGTGAGTATATTCGTCAATATCTGGCCAGTACCAAGCCAGGGTTTATTAACAAACGTGATGTGGATGATAATGTAATTCGCTTTTTACAAGACGATTTACTTATTGAAATATTGACCAAGTTGAACCCGGCCTTTGGGAATTTACCCGCTGATATAACGTCCATTATAGCCCAGTACGCTGGGACTATCATGCACACCCCTGAGCCGGAACCACCACCATCGGGACGCTTTACGTCCCATGTGGAAGGTTTTAGGATCAAGGGAGGTGATCGGACACTCTTCGATTTTTCGGAGAGATTAAATATCAGTCGGGCCAGTGAATTGATTATGATGGGGGAGACGAAACCGGGTGAGACTTTTGAGTTCTCAGGCCTGGTTATCCCGTCGTTTAAGAAGGTATTAGCGATCGCGAAAGAAGAACCTATCGACACAATGGTTCATCCTATCACCGAAGCGTTGAAAGTCCGTTTAATCACCAAGGGTAACACCTTTAGGTATTGGATTTCTCGTTTTTACCAAAAGGGGTTATGGAAACACTTACAAAGTTTTCCGCAGTTCGTACTAACCGGGAAGGTCTTAGACCCGACCGATTTGTTGAACATGTTGGATCGCGAGAAGCGGGCTGGTGTTAGCCACTTTGATAAGTTTGTATCCGGAGACTATAAGGCCGCGACAGATCGACTAAATATTGAGTACACGAAAGAGGCTTTTGAGGCTTCCCTCGGAAAATGTATGGATTACGGCGATGATCTTAAGGAGGTATTACGGTCTGTTCTTTATGAACAGGACTTGCATTATCCCCAGAAGTATGCCGGTACGGTTCAGACGTTAGATGAGGAAGGGAATCCAGTTTTACTGGCTGACGAGTTCGGAGTCATGAGGGAGGTTTTCAATACCTCAGACCTTCTTTCTGTAAGACAGAAGAATGGACAGCTCATGGGCTCTACTTTGTCTTTCCCTATTCTGTGTATTATAAATTTGGTGTGTTACTGGCGAGCACTAGAGGATTACCTCGGTCACGCAGTGAAGTTGGAAGATTTACCCGTTCTCGTTAATGGGGATGATATCCTTTTTCGTTGTAATGATGAGTTTTATTTGGTGTGGCGCAAGTACATATCCAAGGTCGGTTTTGTACTATCTCTCGGGAAGAACTTTGTGCATAAGAATGTCTTGACTGTTAATTCGACCTACTACCGTTACGTTCGTGAACCTCGGAAAGGTGGTTTCTACGAGTCTTTTAAACTCCTTGGTTATCTTAATGTCGGTCTACTGATCGGCCAAAAGAAAACCGGGGGGAATAATAACTCTGTGAAGCCCATCTGGGATCAACACAACGAATTGGTAGATTGGGCCGTAGACCCTTTAAGGGCCAGTCGACGCTTCATGCATTATCGGATGAATGAGATCAAGGAACTTACTAGAATTTGCGATAATACAACCGCGAATCTATTTCTTCCTTTTGAATTCGGTGGTTTAGGATTCAATCCTCCCACGCCATCCTTTAAGTTTAATATTACATCCTTCCAGAGAAAATTTGCGGCTTTTGTCGAAATGAAAAATAATGAAAGGCTGAACGAAGGTATCGATATAACATCGAATATGGGACTCATTGTTAAAAAGTCTCGTACTCAAAATTTACCGAAGCTCCACCACATTCCTAACAATCTCGCTCTCTTTAGAGCAACTGACGTTCTGAATGTCAACCAGACAAAATATGTTGAAAAGACGTTTACTCCCCCTACCATGACTGGCGATTTTATCGCGTCGAACCCTAAGGACATCGTTGTTCGAAGGCCTAAACCTCGTGTTTTAGAAGAGTTTCGACAGGCAAAATTGCGCCGTATGAGTACGAAGGAGTTAATGATCGGAAGCCGTGTAGTAGTAGAGAGTAGGGAGATAATCCCCGAAATTGAAAGTTTATATGGTCGTACAATGTAAAATAAAGTCTGATGGGGTCGCGAAGGCTTAAATCACGCAAAACGGTGGATCGGTGGGTCCTTAATACTTCCGTGCTAAATGCACTTCTGTGCTAAATGCCGACAGACTACACGCGTGAGTCTAGATCTAGATGCTTTCCGATGTATAGTCGCTGGTACGTTGTCCAGGGATCCCATACAAAACAACAATGACAAACAAGAACAAGAAAGGTACCAATAAGACTGCCACTACAAAGCGACAATCGAACGGTAATAAAAAGAAGAATGGAAATAGAAGGAAGACCCCCAAAATGACGATGGACCGAGTGATCGGTAAGTCCGCACATTCCCAGGCGCTTGCGATATTATTGGCTGACCCTTGTAGCGCCTTGGTAGATAATCTACCAGGTGTTACCGGTGAAACCGTTATCAGGCGTATTCGTACAATCATTCCTGCTCATCGAGCGGCGGCTAATGGTGTTGGATATCTTATTTGGTATCCGGAATACCATGGTGGCGCTGCCTTTAGTGGGGGTGAAAATGCGAATTTATTTTTCTGGGAGGTGGCTACCGGTGTCAGTGAAGGTCTCCGTCCATCCAATACGGTCGCGTTCCCCTTAGGATGCGATACTACAACGGCCGCCCATACTTGTGGGGACTTTTTCCCCGACCCTGCTAATGTTCTAATTAAGAACGAATCGACCCCTTTCGCGTCAGCCTGTACGCTAGCAGCTTGCATGAAGTACTGTTATTCTGGACCTTTGTCCTCGAATTCCGGCTTCTGTTACCCTATAGAGGATCTACCAGTCACTACCTTCTTTAATCAAAGAGGTGGTTTTACTGGGACCACTGATGGGGCTGTTAGTTTTACTAACCTTCAGACTTATGCGAAGTTTAGGGCTCGTGTTCCTCTTGAAGGATTAGAGGTCATGTGGCGACCAAAGAAGTATGCATTTAGAGGTCCTGGTGAGACAACCGACACCCTTGGCTTCTCATTAACCCCCTCAGATACCCTTTTTCAACAGGGTGTTCTGACTACAGGCCCAAGGACCACTCTCATGGCTCCCGATCCAACTGATATTTCAGGTTTCGGTATAGCGTGGAATGGCCTTGTAACAACCAGTAATGGGGATATATTTATTGAGTGCGTTAAGGTGGTTGAGCTTCAGCTTCGACCGACGGCTGGCATGGTAGAAGAGCGTCCCGCTACCCCTCCGAGTCTGAGTATCCTTGAGACGGCTAAAGCCACTCTTGATGCTGCAGACCCGGGTTGGCAGGTTCGCCTCTCCAACTTTGCCACTCACGCCGCCGCTCGTCTTGCTACTACAGCTCTGGCCGGTGCGTCTGCCGTCTACATGAACCAGGGTTCCCGAGTATTGCGTGATCAGACGTGATTCCTTTCCTTATTCTTTCTTAATTTACCGAGTGGTGAGAGCTGAACTCGCGCTCGTCGCTATCTCAAGTAGTTACCTAAAACTAATTGTATAACAACGAACTCTTAACAAAACAATCCATTTATCGTCAAATCGACCCTGATTTAACTGTCACCATAAAGGTTAATGAAGGAGTGTCCTGTCAGTGAATTCTGAGAGGGCGGTGTATTCTGGGTTTATCCCCAGAGGTCTTAACACA